TTGATCGTATAATCCATACTGTATTGACCGCGAGGAAGCCATTTTGTATCATCTCTTAATGCTGTTCTAATTTGGGGCATCCAGTGCTGATATGCCAAAGCATATTCTTCTGGAAAATGAAGTTGTAGAACGGCATCTATATCGGTCAATATTTTTTCCATACTAGACCTGTAATCAAGTAATTTGTTCAGACCATCCTGTTTAGTCATTGACAACTTCTTTCTGCTTGAGTTTAATTAGTTTGTGCTTTATTTTCCAAACTCCAGTTTCAGGATTCTGAATATCACCACCCATATAAATATGGCAAAATCCTGCACTCTTATCAATTCCCCAAGCAAGAATACCATTCTTATCAAGACCCTCAACAACAAATCGTCCCCTATAGCCCATAGGAATAAATTCTCCCTTGCTCACAAAATATGGGCCACCAGTAACCTTAATGCGATCACCCTTTACCAATTCACGCCAATTGACATTTTGAATGATCTTTGTGTTCTTAGCCTCTTTGCTTTTTGGCTTAAATACAAAAACATAATTACATTTAGGACAACAATATGCTCGCGGCCCAGTTTCATGAGAACATTTCGGACAAGTCTTTTTACCCTTTGGCATCGTAATCTCCTGTGTTAGCGTTATGCTCTAAGTATAGCATGGTTATCGGCGTTGTCAAGAGACATTCTTTAGCGATGCTCTCAATTTTTTTGATAAATTCCACTAGGACTGCCAACTATTTCTAGTTTACCCGGATTATAGTGACAAAAATAACTACTTTGTATTCTTTTCTTTGTTAAATTATCTTCTTCAATTTCGATATAGACATTTATACGATACCTATTTGACCAAACATTAATAATTTTAGTCATCAAAAAATTCTTTGGTTTTTCTACTTGCTTGAATAGCAAATTTTCGATTTCAAAATCCATTAGTTTTCTCCATATTTTGGGCAGTATCTACTGACAGGGAAATTTTATCGTCAGGCATCTGAATAAAATCTGTATTGTAGTATTCCAGAGTTTCAAAATCAAAAACAGTTACATTTTCACTCCAAGGAAAGTTACCCTCTCCATTGATGTCATTTGCTTTTTCATAGAGAAAATTATACAAATCCAACCAAGTCATTTTATTTTTCATCTTGCTCTCCTGTTTGCTCTATCTAAAATACGAATAGTTTCTCTAGCATTTGCTGGAACCATAACTAAAGAAGGGGCGGTTTTATGTCCCCAGTCCATAAATCCCACAGCACGACTCTCCATAGTACATTCTTTACAAGTTATCTTTCGTCCTGTATCAACTAGAAACTCAACTCGTCCTTCTGGAATAACATCGTTACAATAAATGCAGTTCATGGTATGCTCCTTTGAACGAATTATACCATAAGCATCGGCACAGTCAAGGACTCCGCTTCAATTAAAAAACCAACACTGTCACTAAAACTTGCGTCATCGTTACTATAATAGAGATCGGTCAACCCCACTGCATTAAGAATTTTTCCACAGTTTTCACATGGCTTACTTCCTAGAATAATTCCCTTTCTGTTGATACGCATAACAACAACTGACCAATTAGGATCAATGGTATTATACCTATCCAGCAATTTAGAAATAAGATGAGATTCAGCATGAACAAATGGAAACTCCTTGTATTTTGGCAAATTAAATTGTTCGCCAATCCTATAAGCCCTAGCATTGGTTTTAATCGGGTTATTTTGGGTGAAACAAATCATCTTATTGCCATCAAATGCAGCAGCATAATGATAGCATCTAATAAGAGGATTTGGACTCCAATTTTGGTATGCCTTGCGAATTGTTTTATTGATTATCTTCATCACTTGTTTGCCAACATATACAGTCCAATATTTGCAAAAGCATATCCAATATAAGTAATCAACATACCAATGTTCCTATGAACGATATATTGCTCAAGTGCAACATAAAAATAAATACATCCAGTAAAAGCAATAAGCCATGCACTCATATACATACTCCATTAATAATAGATTCAAATTTTTCTATAGCATAATCTTTACCTTTTAACTCCATATCAACATCAAATTCCAACCCATAGTTATCAAATGGAGTTATTGCATATTCAGCATGAGCCCTTGGATTATTACCTTCTCTGCTTTCGCTATAATGAAAAAGAGGACGAGTTTGCCAAGTGTCATAACACATATTAATAGCCTCTACTTCCGAGGTATTATTTGGATGACATTTGTGATGCAAATAGTCGAAACAAATTGGAATACGGGTAATAGGATGAAAAATTTCTACAAGTTCACGAACACTCCAGCAATTAAGTTTGTCATCATTTTCTATAGTGAGTCGAGCCTGACAGTTTTCATCAAGACGTTTGAAGTTCTTATAAAAACGATCACTAATTTCTTCCCTAGTTCCATTGTTATTATGAACGTGCAAATTCATTGGACTAAGAGTATTTGCTGGCAAGCCGATTCTGTCGAAGAAACTGCTGTAGAAATTGAGTTCTGTGATTGTTTTTTCCACAACTTTTTCGGAGAGACTTGAGAGTGAATTAAATTCGCTAGGATGACAAGAAACACGAACATTACTACTGGTAATAGTTTGTGAAATATTATCAAACTCATCCTGAATTTCGTCATGGTTAGGCAAATCCTCTAGACTAACATTAGCCTCATCATAAGTGATTAGCGGAAAAATATCGCTACTTACACGATAAACATAATTATTTTGTCCACAAAATTCAATAGTTTTACGAGTAGTTACAAGATTGTTAAGTATCCTGTTGCCAAGAGTTGCCAAGGCTTCTTCTCGCGACAGAGAATTGAAACGTTTAAAAGTCATGGTCTGATGACCAATGCCCTGCTCTTTAAGTTTGAGCGAAATGCAGCAAAGTCCAAATTTGTTCATAGAGCCTCCATTTTGGAAGTATACCACAATATCGGCAAAGGTCAAGCCATGCCTTGAGAAATTTCTTCAACGCTGTAGATTTTTAGTATTTTATAGTCTACCAAGAATGTGTTGTTGAATAAGGTTGTCGCTTCATCTTCTGATGATGCGGTAATAACGTGGTTCATTAATAATGTTTGCTTATAACTGTCATACTTATTATAAACTTGAGCCGTGACATTAAATTGTTTCATATATTTTATCCATAAATAGTTTGATATCTAATAATTGATCATACTGTATTTCATACCTACTTTGATCGTATACAAAATTGTTATTTTTTGTACCGGACTTCACCAAAATTGATGTATCAAAAAAATCTTGCTTTGATATAATTCCGCATATCCATGCTACGGAAAAATCATTCTTGACTCTACTAAAAATATAGTAATCTACTTCTCTTCTCTTTTGTTCTTCATACAAAGTAGCAACATAATTTTTAAGAGGTTTTGAGTTACATCCTTGTGCTTTAGAATCAATACTTATATTACCAATATAAAAATCAACAATATCATTATCGCTGTACTTCAATTCATTAAAACATGATCGTATACTAGCCTCAGCCAAATATCCTGTCATTCTTTGACGACTTTTATTTAGTCTGTGTGTTCCAGAATTACCGTATCTTTTTTGATACGCTAAGTTGCGGTCTTGTGCTTCTTTATAAATTGCTGGTGTGATATTAACTGTTAAGATATCCATCCTAATGCTTCCGATATGGTTGGAAATTGTGTAGCAAAAATTGTTTTACATTCATTGGCAATATCCATATGTTCTTTTTGAGTTCCATGACCAGAACGTAACTCAATATAATGAATCCATGAACGTGCCGTTCCACTCATGTATAAACGAGTAGGAGTTGCTAATGGCAGTATAAATCTGGCACACTCTTTGGCAATACCATCAGAAATCATTCCATCATATAGTGCTTTGGCTTTACCAAAATGTTCACGAATTCTTGTGTTCCATTTTGCTCGTATTTCATCTCCCATATCATCTATACTATTCTGTCTATTCTTATTATCTTGACGACGAATTTCGAATAATGGAATTTCTTCTGATAAAAGAGTTGTGTCAGCATAGCGTTGACTAAATTCTTGGAATGTGAAACTTCGATGACGAAGAATCTGAGCAGCAAGTCCTCTGGTAGTATTAATTTCGACTGTCATGAACCCGTGTTCAAAAATACTCCAATGTTGATGGTCTATGCAATATTTCAGCAGTTTAGTATAGTTCTCGTTATTTTGATTACTTGGATTGCTAACTCTGGCACAGTAAGCCATCAATTTTTCTGCATCTGGTGTTACTGAGACTAATTTAACATTCATTATATACCTTTCTAATTTTTATTTTGCTATATGATTATAGCATATATGCTTCCCAGTATTCTTTGGGTACTAGTTTTTTATAGTCTATTGTCAATTCTTCATTTGGCTCAATTTTTCTAGATGCAATGTAATGATTATCATCTAATTCTACTAAATTTGGACTACTAGAATGATTTATGAATCTACCATCATCCATTGGTATCATATAACTACCATCATCGTCTAGCCAATAGTAGTCTTTTTCTTTAATAAATTTTTGTTCTATATCTGATAGTAATTCATATTGAATCTTACTAATTTTTAGTACAGAAATACTGCTCATCTTCCAAACTATATCTCCAGGT